GATGGATAAGCACCCTCATCTTGTGATGGAGTTCCTGTCTCTGGTATTTCTTCTCCGCTATATTTTCCTTCTGTAATTGGAGTTGTGATGATTTCAAATCCTTCTTCAATGTCTCTTCCAATTCCATCAACAGTGGTAGACAAATCTTTCAAAGCTTTGTCCATTCTTTTTGATGTGTCAAAGAAATCTAAATTAAGAAGATTTGCAGTGAATGCATCTAGTATACCCTTAACTCCGCTAAAAAAGTTTCCAACACCAGAAACAACACTTCCAACAATTTCCTTTAATCTTTTTATTCTTGCAATAAACTCCTTTGCCATTGCAATCCATGTTGGAAGATTACTTAAAATCCAACCAGCAGCAAGATATCCCAAAAAAGAAATAATTCTTTCTAAGAATCCCTTTCCAGTTTGAGCAATACCAGTAGTTAAAGATTGCCTTCCTAAAGGGGTCTTTGCAAAGTTTGGTGCTTCTAATACAGTTTCTCTTGTTAATCTTCTACGATTTTCACTCTCTCTTTTCTGCATTATCTGTGTTCTTGTGAAGACATCTTTATTCACCTTAGTTCTTTTAATAATCAACTCACGAATGTTTTCAATTGTTTCATTCGCAACCTTTGTTGATGCTTTGACTTTTTTATTATTAATTTTAATCGTTTCTAATATCTTTGGAGCTGCCATTTTACATCACCACATTATAGTTAAGTTGAGAATATAGTGAATAGAAATTATCAGGATTTGATGAAGGAATAAATGGCACATCAGTCAGAGGTCCCCTTGTTGAAGCAGATGGTGTTCTCTTATTTTGAGAAGATGTCTTCATGTATATGACATTTGGTTTTGCTTCTGGTAATGCACTCACATTTTTAGGTTGTGCTGGAGGTCTTTGAATCTGCTGTGGTTGAATCGGTGGAGTTTTTTGATCAGATTTTTCAGTGTCAGCATATGTAGAGAATGGATTCAATTCCAAATCTTTCATTTCTCTTGTTGATTCAACAGGCATATTAAAGAAGTTATTCACCGAAAGTGCATCTTTCGATGGTCCTGGAGTTTCTGGTGGTGGATTTGGTGTTTTATTCTTTGTTGCTGAAGGTATTGCTGGAGTTTCTGGTTTTGCCCCTGGTTGTGGCGTTGTTTGAGTATCAGTTGATGATGGTAATGCTTGTGAAGAAGTCTTTTCAGAAGTTTTTTGATCTCCCTTATACATTAAAGACTGTGCTATTCCCCCAGCAGTAAATCCTGCCGAAGCAAGAGATCCAAGTCCTGGTAACAAACTTGTAGCAGCACCTGCAGCAAACAATCCTGCTCCTGTCCAATTTCCCCGTGCTGCTTCTTGAATTGCAGAATATGTGTCAAGTGCTGTACCAATTAATGGTAGTGCTCCGAGACCTACTCTAGCGCCACCTTTTGCTGCTGCACCTCCTGCTGCTCTTGATCCAGATTTTGCACCACCTCCCCTAAAAATATTTGTAAACCAATTTCCACCTCTTTGAGCAGTTCTACCACCACTTCCAGTAATTGGCACTCTTCCACCCTTTGGAACTTTTGGTGCTGCTGGTTTTCCACCAAAAAACTTTCCAATATAAGGAACTTTAGAAAGAAGACCTCTAGCAATTTTAAATGGAAGACCAATTGCTAATCGAGCAAGTCTTCCAGTTACTCTTAAAACAGACCCTAAGACAAGGCCAAATCCACCACTGATTGCAAGTAATACCCCACCTGCCATCGCAAGATTTTTAAGAATGCTCCTTTTAATTTCTTCAAGTTTTTCAGTATTTTCTTCACTATCTGCCTTTAGAGATTCAATAAGTTGATTAGTCAACCAACCAAGGAATAGAATACCAAGTGCTCTTGTAATCCTTTCAAACAGTCCAGACATTGACTGCTCAATCTTTTTAAGTGGAGCAATTAGAGCAGATCTAACTTTCTTCTCTAAGTCACTCTCTCTTCCTGTTCTAACTTTTTCTTCTGCCGCTTTTCGTTTATCTTCCTCCTCTTTTGCTAAAATTAATTGATCTTGAGAAAAATCCTTCTCAAGAAGTTGAAAAATATTAACTAACCCCTCATTAATTTTATTCAGTTGTTCTTGTAAATTATTAAACTGCTCTTGAATACCAGCAACTGATTGTTGATTCGTTTGAATTAAAATATTCTGATTTCTATCTAATAAAGTCTGCTGAGGTCGAAGCATTAATGCTCCACCCCTTTCAGTTTCTCCACGCGATGCAGTACCTCCTCTAAAAACAGAGGATGAAACTCTGGTAGTTCTACCTAAAAAAGCATCTTTGAGTTCTGATGAACTATAATATTGCCCAGTTTCTGGATTAATTCGACTACCAAAAAGTGCATCAGCATTTAACTTAGCCATTTTGATTCTTCAGATTTTCTTCCTCAATATATTGTTGGAGAAGACCGACATAGATTTCCCTTTCCCAAGGTATCATGTTTTCTAGCTCAGTTAATGAATATTTATGATGCTGCATTAAAGCAAAATTGGTTTTATAGTATGACGCAAGATCCTCATGCGCCAGGGCTAGGCGAAAAAAGATGTTAGACCCTCCAATACGACTTCACTTTCAACTTTAGTATTTGGATTTTTAACTTTAATCGTGTGAGAAAGTTTTGGCATTGTTTCAAAAAACTTCTCAATATCTTTAAACTGTTGTGTAGTTAACTGCTCCAGAAACTCACTCACTTCCTTCTTAGTTGAGTCTGCCATTGACCAAGATTCTTCCTCATTATAGATTTGCTCAATGCAAGAGGAAATCATATCAAATGTATCTTCAACCGTCATACCATCTTCTGAAGAGAAGTTAGTTTTAACAAATTGTTCTAGAGAAGGATACTTCATTCTCATCGTAAGACTATCGTCAAGTTTAATATCTCTTGTATGCTCAGGGTCATTTACAACTTTAATATCATCAAGATTGATACTGACAGGAACTTGAGTGGTTCCATCATCTGGACATGTAATCAAAACATCTACATCTTCACCGACAGATTTTCCTCTGATGTTCAAAAACAAATATTCAATATCAAAAGTTGCAAGTTGGTCAACTTTAATTCCGCGACTCGTAATACAATTCCCAATTACTGTCTTTACAGAATTAGCAATCTGTTTCGTATCATTACTTTCCATTGCAAGAATGAGGATTTTTTCCTCTTTCACCAAAAATGGACGATACTTAATTGTCTTTTTTAACGAAGGAACTTCCAACTCATATGTTGGTGTAGCGATCTTTGGTAATGGCATAATAACCTATAGAATATTTCAGTATGATTATTTAGGTTAAATCTCCGACTTCTGCACCAGAAAATCCAGTGGTAACACTTGATCCATATTGAGTCGTCGTAGTTGTGTCGTTTGAAAGCGGAACGTTAAATGTAAGATAATCTAGACTATTTCGTTTAGCTTCTTCTGCTGATAATGGAGATTCTGGATTTGTCTGAGGAACTGTAGCATCTTTGTTATTATTATTTCCAATACTTTCATTAATACTTAATGTCTTACCAGCAATATACCTATCATAAGAAAATGTAACTGACATTTTCATCACATCAGAAGTGTTATAAGATACTGGAATTGAATTCATTGCAACAGGAAATAAACCAATAAAGTTATATTCAATTTCTCTTCCAAAATCACGATCGAATTTAATAATTTTTGTAAAGTTAGATTTATAGGAATCGGGATATTGCATTCTTACGTGATACCCTAGATTATTCTGAGAGACCGAAGATCCTGATGCAATAAACTCTGTCCATGCTTCAATAAACTTTAGATTCTTATAATTTTTATCCACATAAAACTCTAAAGTGATAGGAGTATACTGTCTTGTATGTGCAATTGTTTCAGTTACTCCCATATAATTACCACTAATATTTGCTGTTGCAGAATTAGCAGCAGGCAAATATGCTTGATAACAAAGAAGACCAGAAGATTCTCCAATAAATCGACTATCAATACCTCTTCTTAAAAGATATGTTGTAAGTTGTATTGGAAGACCACCAAACTTTACCTCATAGTGAGAAGTTTGTGCAAGATTTGTAAATAGTGGTTTTATGTCCGATATTCTGCGGGGTCTAGCAGCCACTCTAAATACCTTATATGGATTTATTTTGTAAGTATTTAGATGCCTTCTTATAAAGGAAAATATAAACCTTCATTTCCAGAAAAATATCGTGGAGATGTGACTAACATTATTTACAGATCATTATGGGAACGTAAGTTTATGGTCTGGTGTGACAAGAATGAAAATATTTTAGAGTGGCAATCTGAAGAAAAATATGTACCTTATAGGTCCCCCATCGATAATCGTATACATAGATACTATCCAGATTTTCTTATCAAAGTTAAAGAATCTGATGGGAGTATCAAAAGATATATGATTGAGATTAAACCTAAAAGACAAACAATTCCTCCACCAAAACCACAAAGACAGACAAAAAAATATTTGAATGAGGTTTATGAATATGCTAAAAATCAATCTAAGTGGGAAGCTGCAAGAGAATATTGTGCAGATCGTGGATGGGAGTTTAAGGTCATTACGGAAAATGAGTTAAATATCAAATGAATCGTATAACTCCCATTCTTCAAAATCTCATTGGCACAGAAGACCCAGATGATTTGATGCTTGATATTTTGGAAGTGTTGACTGATGTTGAAGTTGTTCCTGATGTCGGTGGATTCTATACATTTGTTTATCAACCAAAAACACCAGGTATTCAATATGATGCTCATCCTCTAGTTGCTGTCACAGACATTTTTAGATGGGGATTTCGGGGAATTAATTTTCATTGGAGAGGTCCAAGACAATATACTTGGCAGGAAATTGTTGGGAATCTTCATGTTGTTACTGCACAAGAGTTAAGTGACTTGAGAACTATTCCTTATGGAAAAATCTCTCTAAATAGTTAGAAAAGGATAAATGGTTCAACCACTACGATATCCAAGAAGAAAAATAGAGCAGTCTGATGATTATCTACAGATTGATGTTTTAAAGTACAAAGCTCCTGGTCTAGGAACTGCGGGAGAAGGTTCTTTTGCATTGGGAAGTTCTGATCAAACATATCAAAGTGAAATATCATCAAATAGCACTAAAAATATATTGAGTAGTATTATTTTACCAGTTCCAGAAGGTGTTTCCGACAACCTTTCTGCTGGATGGGGTGCTTCTTCACTTGATCCCTTAAGGGCTGGTCTTCTAAGTGCTGCTGAAGGAACTATTGAAAGTGGAAGTTTTTTTGGTGGATTAGTAGACCAAATCTTATCAGGAGGGAAAAAAATACTTGATGCCGCACAAACAACGATAGGGCAAGAATCGATACAATCTGGAATCGCTGCTGCGGCAGTAAATGCTGTCGTAGGCGGTGCTAATCCTCAAGAAGTTGTCAGTAGAGCAACTGGTGCAATCTTAAATCCAAATATTGAATTATTATTCAGTCAGGTCAATCTAAGACAACCATTTACCTTTCAATTTGATATGATACCAAGATTTGAATTAGAAGGTGAAGAAGTTAAAAAAATTATCAGAGTTTTTAAGGAAAATATGTCTCCTCAAAAAGGAAAAGAGACTGGAGGTGCTGCAGGATTATTTGTAAAGGCACCTAATGTTTTTCGACTTCGTTATATGAGTGGTGGACAACCTCATCCTTACTTAAATAAGTTTAAAATCTGTGCATTGCTTGGGATGAATGTTGATTACACTGGATCTGGAACTTATGCAACATATCAAAATGCAACTCCAGTGCATATGAAAATGACTTTAGCATTTCAAGAACTCACGCCAATCTTTGCTGAAGATTACGGTACTGATCAAGGTAAAATCGGAACAGGATACTAATGTCTTACTTCAGAGAACTACCAAATCTAGAGTATCAATCATTCCTATCAGATTCAATAGGATCTGACCAATACCTAATTGTAAAAAACTTATTTCGTAGAGTCAAACTTCGTGATGACTTACAAAATGTTTTTACAATTTTCGATAAGTATCAAATACCAGATGGATCTAGACCAGAATTAGTTGCAAATGAAGTTTATGGAAGTCCTCAATATGACTGGGTTGTGATTGTAAGTGCTGGAATTACAAGAATCAGAGATGAATGGCCCCTGTCAGATAAAGATTTGTATGAATATGCACTGACGGTATATGGAAATGATTTAAATGAAATTCATCATTATGAAACAACAGAAGTTAGAGATTCTCAAGATAGGTTAATACTTCCTGATGGAAAAGTTGTTGACTCAGATTTCACAATTCCAAATCCATCTATTCCAAATGCAAGTCTAAATCCTGTTACTGGGGTTACAAATTATGAGTTTGAAATCAAAAAGAATAATGATAAAAGAGGAATCTATCTCTTAAAACCAATATATCTACAGCAAGTTATTAATGATACAAGAAAAGCGATGACCTATGGAAGATCATCGCAATATGTAAATGATAAGTTGATTAAAACAGAAAACACTAAGTCAATAACATCTTCTGCTTCTATCTAACTTATTCTTCGGCAAGTCGTGCAAAATATGCTAGGGTATCATCGTCTTCATCATCAGATGATTTCATGGTGATGTCTGGAGAATTAAAGTCATTGTCAGAGGAAACTGTTTCTCCACGACGCTCTGCTTCCCAAGATTCTTCCATTTCAACAGTTTCTGGATCTTGCATCTTAGGAACTCCACGGTTTCCAAGCACATAGTCAAGACGCTTCTTCAACTCTTCATATGTCTTGAATTGATCTGGAGCAACAAGTTCTGCAAGAGAATACTGCTTCTTCCAAATTGCTTCCATAGCATCATCATCATCTAGAAGTGCTTCTGGACGTGCAAACTCAGAAGAATCATAGTTGCGATATCCAGCAACATTCTTTGCCTTCAGTTTGAAGTTAGCACCCTGCCAGAAGTCAAAGGGATCGATTGCTTCCTCATCCTCAAACTCAGGTTGCATTGCAGCAGTGAGTTTATCAAAGATTTTCTTACCATACTTGAAGAGAAATACTTTACCTTCATTCTCAGGATTAGCAGGATCTTTCACAACATAAATGTTGCTCATGTAAGTCAGTTTACGCTTCTGCTTACGTGCCTGCTCTTTACCAGCATCAGTACCATTATTCCACAGCATGGAATTGTATTCCGATACAGGATCTTTCTGATTCAGTGTCGTAAGAGAGTTTTCAATATACCATCCACCAGGACCCTGAAATGCATGACTATAGAGTTTTACAAACGGAAGGTCCTCACCTTCGGATGCAGGAAGGAATCGAATGACTGCATAACCATTGCCGCTTTTGTCGCACTCAAGTTTCCAGATTCGATCGTCACTGGACCCACCAGAGTTATTCATTTTTTCAACTTCTTTCACCAACTTTGCAGTGAGAGAACCAAGTTTGGATTGTTTTTTAAGATCGGAAAAGCTCATTTGAATTACCTTAGATTTCGTTGGATTAGTCGGATTTACTTGAATATTATAACAAGGATTCTCTCAGTCGTCAACGTAATTCCTCAAAGATTCAATCGTTGCATTCATACTCTTAAATAAGTAATTCATATCAGTGTCTGGAGAAAATCCCATAATAGAAACTGATTTGCGAAGATTTTCTTTCATTTCAATTGCTTTAGGATCATCTGAGAGAGACAGTCGAGTGTACATTACTCTTTGTTTTTCAAGCAACACACTCAACTTATCGATATGTTTAAGTTTTTCATCACGAGACATCATTCCAAACGAAAGAACATTCTCATATATTTCTTCTTGAAGTCGATTAATTTCACCCAATTCTTCTTGGATAATGTCGGACTTAAAAAAATCACTCATTTATGATGTCCCTTAAGATGTTTTTATACTTAAATATATCAATTTTATTTAGAAAGGGAGAATATTTTTTTATCTTTAAGCTGACGGTTTCCCATACAGGATCATCAAGTTTTTTATCAAAATCTTTTGAAAAATGGAATATTTTATCGTATATTACGAAAGTCTCTAAACTAATCTTTCCACTCAGAAAGTTTTTTAAAATTATTGGATGACCCTTGGAGCATTTGAAAACATCTTCTAATTTGTTTTCCGAGAATAATTCGTTGCTTTGTTCTTTGAATAAGTAAGTCAAACTCTGTTGGCGCTTCATCCACTCTGCGTAAGTTCTTTCTCCAGAATTGATAATTTCTCCAATCCATAAGTTACTCGGTGAGTCCGTTTCTACAAAGTTTGATACAAGAAAATCTACGACTTCTTCGTCATTATATTTGCGCGAAGTCTTTTCAAACCAGTATTTATCACGCCTTTTATTAAAGGAAGTCACACTGGCACGGGTCTTTGCACCGTATTTAAAGAAATCGTATTTTATATTTGTGAAATGATTTTTAAGTGACAAATAATGTTGATAAGTTTCAAATGGAGTCACAATCATAAAGGCAATTTTGCAATCGAAGTTCTAGAAGTTTTTTTCATAAAATTAAGTCTTGTCGCATCCCATTTTAACTTTTCTTTCAATGGTTTTGAAATGAGTTTAGTAACAGATTCGACTTCAAGTTCATTCATTTCACAATATCTACAGACAGCATCAATGTAATTGACACTCTCTTCAGATACAATTTTTTCTACCTCTAAGGCAAACTTAGAAGGAGTCAAAAACTTACTGTTTATTGCTTGTTCTAATTCTTTATTTGGTTCCATAGAGTTCCAATTTATCTCTAACAAACTCTCTAATGTATTCGGTGAGTAGTTTGATGTACTTTGATTTGTCATATTCTTCATAAACGACGCATTCTCCATTTTCACAAGACATGATAATAACTAACTTTTTAACTGGTATTTCAGTTAACTCATAAAACATGCAAGCATAGGCAGCACACTGCACAAAATAGTGCTCAATCCAATCTCTTGGTTTTGGTTTTTTAGAAGTCTTAAAGTCGATGATTGATAATTCACCATCAAACTCTCCGATGCAATCGACGGTACCTGCCACACCAAGTTGTTTGCTGTATAGAGTACCTTCAAGAGCATAAATGTTATTTATACGATTTAAATCTGTTTTTGAGATTTTAAATAAAAACTCAGACAACGGTTGCACTTCTGGAAGAGATTCATTTTTGAGATGATGCTCAACTAAAGTGTGCATATCAGTTCCACGACTAGTTGCCTGTTTGGTAATCTGATCTGCCTTTTCTTCTCCAATATTTTTTCGCCAATTTGCAAAGAATTGACGATTTTTATGACTAGTAACAGAAGTAATTGAAAATAACTTTAAAGGATTATTTTCTCCAGGAATTGTATAATATCTGACTCCATCAATTGTTTCTCTCTCAAGTTGAGGGATATTCACATCAATATGATTAAACATTAAGACCTCATTCTTCCTTTATTATAACCTACAGGTATAGATTCGTCAATTGTTATAAGTCTTTCTTCAACTCCATTATTGATCCAAAATCTTTTAGGACGATTTTTTGCCCTTTCTTTTATTTTTTCGATAGTTTCTGGAGAGTGCTTCTTACCAAACATTGGATTGTTTTCTCCGGAAATATTGTGATGATTTTCACTTATTTTTTTTCTAGTCTCTTCGGATAATATTCTACCCTTATTAATTTCACTTATTTTTTTTCTAGTCTCATCACTAACTTTTCTACCCTGTAACCAGGGTTTTAATTTTCCTTTTGCTGCCAAACTCATTTTTTGTTTGGTCTCATCACTATGCTTTTTACCATACATACCAACTTTTTTTTCTTTATGTAGTTTTTTTACCCTTTCAGAGCATTCTTTGCGATATTCTTTGGTTGCTTCCCATCCAAAAATACCATCCCCACCATCAGTTAAATTATATCCATTGGGGACTTTTGTATTATACTCTTGAATATAATATTGTTCCAATTCATATGCTCTTTCAGCACTCTCAACTTCTTCAATCATATCAATGGAAAAATTTTGATGACCATATTTTTGAATTGCTTCGGTCAGAATAAATCCTCTTTTAATATGTTGGGAAAACCTTTTCTCAAGAGAAAATTTAGTTATCCCAACATATTTTTTTGTATTTTCAGTATTAGTAATTAAATAGATTTTGTACATTGTCTAACTCATAAAGGTTATAATTATTTATAAAATTTAATTCTTTACGAGTTAGACATATCACCTAAAGACCCAAAGTTTCTTTAGCAATAATAAACTCTCGAACTAAACCTGACCTAACAATATCATCTACACCAAATTCAATAATATCAAAAGACGGCATGGTGCGTAAAATTTTCATAAAATCAATAACACCATTTTTTTCACTTGTTTTTATAAGGTCACTTTGAGTAGCATCTCCACAAAACATAATTTTAGTATTTTCACCAACACGAGTAATAATAGAGCATAACTCATGGAAATTTGCGTTCTGAAATTCATCTACAATGATAATAGAGTTATCAAGAGTGGTGCCACGAAGGAATGAAGTACTCCAAAACTTAACAGTCTCTTGAGATTTTAGATTTCCATAAAGCATTTCAAAGTCAGCATCTGATGGCATCTGAAACATATACTTGACCATATTCTTATAAGGAATCTGGTAAATATCTGCTTTGTCATCATGACTTCCAGGAAGAAATCCAATCTCCCGAGTCGCAACTAAAGATCTCACAAGATAGACTTTTTCATATGGAGTTCTTTCATCAAGAACTTCACGAAGAGCATTATAAAATGTAATAAAGGTCTTACCCGTGCCAGCACATCCATAAGCAACAATGTGCTTTCCTTGCGAATATGCATCAAAAAGTTTTTTCTGATTATCTGTAAGTGGATCTACATCCACTAAGTATTCTGTATTTAAAGGTTTTTTCCTTTTCATTTGTTTTTCAGTAAGACCAATTCCAATTGGTTGATTTGCAGATGATCTTTTTCTTCGTGCCATGTTAGATTTTCTTTACTTTTGATCCTGGTGCCATACTTGCCTTTTCAAGCACAGTGTTCCATGAGGGATTTTTTGAGACAAACTTACTCTTCCAATCACCAACTTCACCTACTCCAGGGCAGGTGCTAGGATCGGAAAAGTCTCTTTCCCAATCAGGATGATCTTTTTTCCACTGATCCCAGTCATAAACACTCATTACAACTTCTTTTTTTTCACCAGTTTCTTTATTGTATACGGGATATGTAGCCATTGTTATAAAATCACCTTACGATTATTTAGACCCATTCCAGAGCTTCTGCTACTGTAGGAAATTGCTCTGAGAAAATCTCTTTACAAGCAAGTGCAATGTCCATATGTTCCTTCTGAGTTCCATTAGAACTTCTAAGTTGAATATAATGTATCCAACTTCGACAAGAACCACTCATATACAACCGTGTGGGAGTCGCCAGGGGGAGTACAAATCTTGCACACTCCTTCGCAATACCCTCGTCCAACATTCTCTTATAGAGTGCCATGGCGTCTCTGAAGTGGTCCTGAATCAACATCTGATACTTCTGCACCACAAATGGATCAACATCATCAATAGAGTTTTGACGATTCTTTGTATCCTGACGACGAAGATCGGGAAGAGGAATTGTATCACTCAAAAGAGAAGAATCTGCATATCTTTGACTGTTATGAACAATTACTCCATCAGCAACATAATTGTGCGACTTATGGTCAATTTCTAAATCATATGTCATTTGTTTTCCAAGATACTTAACTTGCTTAACCTTTGACCAAGAGACGGTTAAAGTGTTTCCAGAGGACTTTTCTTTCCACTTTTTACAATCACCATTAAGAGAATGGTGTTTCATATGACAATCAGAATGAACGGGCATAAGATTGGTATATTCTCTTGCAAGAGAAATATTTTCAGACACCGGAATTATGTGATGTAAATGAACACTTCCAGATAATTTTTCTCCACATAAACCACAGGAATTATTATAATCTTCAATCAATTTTTTCCTATATGAAGAAATATCACACTGAATCATTTTTCTTTCGCCAGATGTTCCACCTTTCCACAGATTAGATTTATTTCCCCTTCTAGCACTCTCTCTCATTTTTTTTCTAGTATATTCTGATCTACTACCAGTGCTATATCCAAACTTTCCTTTATTCCAAACTTGAGTGTATTGGGAGACCTCATTCTTGGTAAATGAAAGACCATATTTCTTCAACCATTTTCGTATAGTGTGATAAGAGACTCCAGCATCATCAGATATACCAGAAAGTCCCTTTTTATTTTCAATATTGCGGATTTTTGCTTCTCTCAACCATTCATAATCTTGATGAAGCAAAACACCATTACATCCGATAAAGGTATTTTTTGTCATGACTGCAGTATTATTGACCACATTTAGACCAATGCAGTCTTCCAAAGATAAAAATCCATCTTTTGTCAATACTTTATGCTCTTTGGTAGATTTAATTTTTTTACCATTTTCAAGAGTAATCTCAAATATATCTTTAACACCAGTCTGAAAAACTTCCTTAATATGTGAATGTGAAAGTGTTTTCGATTCCTCATCAAAAATACGAACATTCATATTTCTAATTCTATTTTTTGAATGCTCACTCTTAATCCAATTCTTATACAAGTGCTCTAAAGATAAAGTATACTTACTTCTTTTATTTTTAGAAACTGCATTTGGAAGATCAAAGTATACTTCTGTATCTCCCGACATACAAAACTCTTGAAATGTGAAGCTTCTGTGCCTCAAAATCTGTGCGGCAAGACCTCTAGTAGTTTCAATTTCCAAAGTCATAAAACTTTGTTCAAAAACACTCCAGTGTTGATGTTTAATGCAATACCCAAGAAGTTTTGCATAATTTTCATTTTCCTGATTTGCAGGATTACTGACTCTCGCAACATATGCCATTGTCTTTTCTGCATCAGGAGTGACACTAATCAATCTTACAGTCATTTTTTTCCAAATCCTTTATAGTTTTGTTTTTCTATTTCAGCAATCTGCTCTTTTACAACAAGAAGTTGTTTCTTCATTTCCTGCACCTTTTCTTCATCATAAAGATGATCTTGTTTAATTAATCTCTCAAGCAATTTAACAAGTTTCTTTGCTCTACTTGTTTCAGTCATCATCATCTTCAAACATTTGGTCATACCTCAATTCCTTTGGAGTAATATCATCATATCGATAAGACTCCACATCAGAATAAACTTCTGCTTTGAGAGAATCCAATAACAACTCCATATTACGAATGATAAGTTTGAGTCTATCCTTATTCATATGAAATAATATATCTCTTTCCAATTCTACATAAAAAAAAGAGGGTTGTCAAGAACCCTCTGCGTTTAATAATTTTTCAAACCATTCTCTTAAATGAATAAGATAACAAGACCAATATTTACAACCTCGATATGTTAATTGATAACATGCAGGTGGTCTATTATCCTTGTCCATGTCATCATGATGATAGACATAGTGATTCATTTAATTACTTTGCGGTTTTACATTGACCGATTTGACAAAGAGCAGCTTGATGCTTCCTTTCCTCTTTTTGTTTCTGTTCTTTAATCATTTGAAGAACATTGAGTTTGGTTGTCATCATTTGTGACCCTCCTTTACAAAACGAATGCCACGATAAGCTTCGTTGTATTGTTGAGGTTGCTGCTGTGCTTGTGCCTGTTGTTGACGACGAACTTCGGTGTCATAAGATACACCACGATAAACGACTTTAGACATAATTGCCTCCTAAAGAAATGAGAATTAACCTTTAACCCTTTCGGGTGATCCGTTTCCCGTTCCTTCAGT